GGCAAATGCAGCAACCTATCAAAGCGCGCAAGACGTGTTTGCTGGGGCCGATATGCAAAAAGAATGGATTACTTCTTTAGATGGAAGGGAAAGGGAATGGCATAGAGAAGCAAGCGGTCAAATTGTTGATTTTAATGAAGATTTTTCAGTTGGTGGCGAACTTATACAAAGGCCCGGGATTGGCAATGCCAGGAATGTCATTAACTGCCGTTGTTCAATGGCCCCGTTTCCAAAGCCTGAAGCAGATACAATAGGAACTTTTGAAAATGTAGGTTTTGGATTGGCTTAAAAATTAAATTAAAAATAGATTATCTTTACAAAAATTTACAATTATGATGTTATATAAAGCAGCGCCAATGGGTGAACTTATTGATGCAGACGATAAAAGCGGCATTATTAAAGGTTACGGTTCGGTGTTTGGCAACGTAGATTCAGATGGTGACATTATCTTAAATGGCGCTTACTCAAAGACTATAAAAGAAAATGGCAGTCGCGTTAAGTATTTATATCAACATAACATGGATATGCCTTTAGGTAAGATGCTAAATCTTTTTGAAGATGAAAAGGGATTGGTCTTTGAGGCTCAAATTCCTTTAACAACATTGGGTAGAGATGTTATGCAGCTAATTAAAGCGGGTGTAATTACAGAAAATAGCGTTGGTATATTGCCTATAAATAAGGCCACTATGGCAAACGGTTTACGTGAGATTAGAGAAGTTAAACTTTTTGAGATTAGCGCCGTTACATTAGCCGCAAATGATCAGGCCCTTATGTTAGATGCTAAAGGAAATGTTGATTTAGAAAAAATATCTTTAAAATACGACAATGTCGCTAAACTGATTAGAAAATCTGACATTTCAGATGAATTAGGTTACGCATTAGAAGCAGAACTTTATAAACTTAAATCACTTTTTGTAAATGCCACAAAGCCGCCATTAGGCACTTTGCCGGAAATTGTAAAAAATGACGAAAGCGAAATTTGGAAATATTTAATTAATAACTTAACTGTAAAATAAAATGGAGCAGAATATCAAAGATCAAATGGATCTAATTACTAAGCAATTAGATGCGCGTATTGAAAAGGCAGTGGGCCAAGCTAAAGACTCGGCAACGGGTGAAGCTGACGTTGCTTTAAAAAATGAAATTGCGGCTTTAGAGCTAAAATTTAACGGAATAAATGAAAGAATAGATGCCTCTGAAGTTTCAATTAAAAAAAACTTTTCAGCTTCAGAGCCTAAGTCTTTTAAATATGCTTTAGCCAAAGCGTTAAGCGATGGAGCCGTTGAAGGCATGGTAAAAGGTAAAGACCGAAGCGCAAGTTTTGAAATCAAGGCAGACATGACGGTAGCCGCTAATTTTACAGGCGAGGTTATTCCTGCCGATAGAGTGGCTGGGTACAAGTTTGACCCAACTAGACCCGTACACGTAAGGCAATTAATACCTTTAGGATCCACAACTTCAGATGTTGTAAGATTTGTAAAAGAAAGCGCTTACACAAACGCAGCAGCGCCAAAAGCGCAAGGAGCCGCAGCGGCTCAATCTGAATTTGACATGACGGCGGCAGATGCCAACGTAAGATCTATTGAAACTTACTTTAGAATTTCTAAAGAAATGTTAGCAGACACGCCTCAATTAACGTCTTATCTATCTGCTAGAGCGCCTCAGAAACTTTTAGAGGTTGAAGATACTCAGATTCTTTCAGGATCAGGAACGGGTGTAAATTTATCCGGTATCATAACAGATGCAACGGCATTTGCTGCGGGTGGTTTTGCTACTGCGGTTCCATCACCTAATCAATTTGATGTTTTGGTTGTTGCAATTAACCAACTAGCGTTGGCAAATTATACGGCTGACTACATCATGCTAAATCCAACGGATTTTCACAAGATTTTACTTTTAAAATCTACAACTAGCGAGTATTTGGCAAAGCAAGTTTATACCGGATTGGCGCCTAATTTCATGGGTATTCCAGTTGTAATAAATACTGCAATACCTACGGGTGACTACTTAGTTGGAAACTTTGCAATGGGAACTCAATTATGGGTTCGTGAGAATATTAGTGTTGAATTTTTCAGAGAAGATAGCGACAACGTAACTAAAGGTTTCGTGACGGTGTTAGTATCTGAAAGAGTTGCTTTAACTAATTACTTACCTAAAGGCTTTGTAACTGGTGATTTTGCAACCGATATTACCGCGATTACGCCAGCCTAAACAATAGTTTTTTTATAAATTAAGCCCTGCCAAATTGGTGGGGCTTTTTTATGCTTAAAAATTAATATTAAATTTTTCTTTTATTTTCTTTGGTATATTAAAAATTTATTTTAAATTAGCATAACATTAAAACTAAAGAAATTATGACAGAAGAAATAAAAAGATTGAAAAAAGAATTAAAAGAGTGGAAATCTCAAGAAGTTAAAGAACGATTTGAAAGAGTTAATTCACAACTTCATATTATTACTATCAATGAATTGCAACATAAGATTAAAAACCAAATATTATGTATGTAAAGAAAACTGAAAAGCAGATTAAAGAAGTAGAGGTGACAACAGAAAGTTATACCCTTTGTGACAAGTGTAATCAAAAAATACAAACTAAAGGTTATGATGCTTTTGAGTTTGAATTAGAATATAAAACAGGTGACAGTTATCCTGAAGGCGGAAGTGGTGAAAAAAAAGAAATGGAACTTTGTGATAAGTGTGCTGATGATTGCATACAATTACTAAAGGATAACGGCTATAGAATAAATGAGTCTGAATGGGACTATTAGCATTGTGTATAACGTTTAGTATAAGAGCCGTTTTTTCTATGGCTTTTATACATTGTTAGCGTTAGTACGGACTTAAAACAAAAAATATGGAATGGATTAAAATTGAAAATGATTTACCAATATACTACGAGTGTGTCTTTGCAAAACTAATAACTGGTGAAACGGTTGAAGTATGGAGGGCAACAGATGGAGAGTATAATATTTGGACAAAATTTGGAACTGACCAAGTATTTTTTGACGATGATATAGTAAAATGGAAAAGGCATAAATTAGAACCTAAAGATTAGTATTAACGCTAACGTATCGCAGATAAGATTAGTTGCGTAAATAATTAAATAAATTTAATAATTATGGATTTACAAAAAACAATTGATAAATACAATCTTCACAGTATAAATATTGAGGGAGATTTGATTATTTCTAAAAATGAATTAAAAGCCATTATAAACGAAGCGCAAGCCGAGAAATTAATTTTATCTGGTGTTGTAAAATCCTTGACGAATAAAAAAGCAATGTCCTTTTCGGAATGGAAACTAATTAAGTTTAATTACAATAATGGACTTTACAATGACCTTTTAGAAAAACGAAAATTTTATACACAAGCACAGATATTAAAAAAATACAATGACGAAATACTGAATTAAGGCTATGTTTTACAACGTGTTGTATATGGTTAGTAGGCGTATGCAAGCACGAAACTTTGATTAAGCACTTACTTAAATAGATGAAATTAAAGATTGAATTATTAACTAAACGCCTCTTAATTATATACGGTGTTACAAACTTTTAAATTATGAGCAATGCAAAAACTGAATTATTAGGAGCCTTAGAAAATAAAGCCGAATTAAAGTGTGCCAAAATTACAAAAGGGTACTCTTATGACAATGAAGAAAAACCGACCTATAGACTAAAGTTAGGTTATAGTAAAGAAGATTTAGAAACATTTTTAAACTTACTTAACTTTGATTATGACTCTGGCTATGGTGGACAAGAACTTTTTGGCACGCTGTGGTTGAAAGACGGAACTTGGTTAAGTAGGGGTGAATATGACGGAAGCGAATGGTGGGAACACAACACTTTACCTGAAGTCACAGACGATTTAATTTAATTGTTTGTAACTAACCGATATAAGTAAGTTTTAACATTTAAAAATAATTATGAAACAAACAACAATTTACGCCATTATAATCATATTGGTATTAAATGCATTAATTTTTACTTATAAAGATGGTGCTTTATTTATTAAAACAGAATATATGGAAAAAGAACAAGCAATACAGATTGTAGAAGATCAAATATATTTAGCAGACATAGCTGAAAATGAATACTCTCAAAGCGAGCTAAAAAAAGTACTAACCTATTTAAAAAGAAATTAATTAATAACATTGAAGTAAACTATAAAGATGTCAAACATTAGAAGAATTAAGATTGAATACGGCGGCGTTAATTTAATAGCCGAAGGCGAATATATAAAAGGAACACTTGGAGGCTATGAAGAAGCGCCAGAGCCTAGCACCTTTGAAGTGATGGAAATTTACGCTGGAGATGTTGCAATTATGAGTATATTAGAGCAAAGCGCAATTGATGAAATTGAGCGTTATGGATTAATAAAACTAAACGATTTTTTTTAATGGAACAAGAAACTTTTGAAATGATTTACGGAATTGGATTTGCAATTTTATTGCTTACTTTTTGTTATATTTATGTAACTTATAAAAAATAAAATTTATGAAAACACAAAAAATTGGAAATATTATATTGTTTTTAATGGTGCTATCAGTATGGGTAGTAAATACTTTTATTAATTGGAATACATACGCTTTTGTAGTGATGTCATTAATGGTTGGCGTATCGGGTTTAAATGTTTATAGC